AGTATTGGTGAGTATTGATCTAATACTTCTGCAATTCTTTTATCTAATTCTTCCTCTGATAAATCATCTAATTTACCTGTTCTAATTACTTTTTGTTCAACATATAATCCAGCAGCCTTACCTCTAGCAACCTCAGCGTTGATTGCTGCTGTCCAGGCTTTGCTATCTAATGCATCATTACGCATCTTACCTAAGTGAGCTAGATGTGATTCAAAAGTAATGTCATATTTTTTCTGTATTTCATCTCTTAGTTGTCCTATGTATTGAGCAACCAGAGGATATAACTTTGGATTCTGTAATTCTGAAGCAGTTACATGAGCTCTATCTTCTGAGTATTTAGCATCAACTGCACATTGAGTAGCAGTTTTTTTACCCTCATTATAAACTAATTCTTGAGCGAATTTTATTTGTTTAGGTGTTAATTGTTTTGGTAATCCCATGTGGCGTTTTGTCTCATCTTACTCTCTTGACTAATACAGTAACAAATAGTATATGTCAACTGCATCTTACCTCCGTGAGAATGTAATAGTTTATGTTAATTCAGTACATAAATTATTCTTTGTGTTTATAACATTGGTGGGGGTTGGCTTACGAAACCGTGAGAGATACTCATTCGGCTGATACTGAGCCCCCACTCTTAAATTATGATAAATTTAAAACAATTAAGACAAGTCATCGACAAGCTTATTAAATCACCCACAGCTGCGGATGCAAGAGTTCAAATAGTTTTACCTAATGGAGAGTTCTATGATATTAAAGGACTTCAGTTAATGGAAAACAAGATGTTAGGTGTAAGAGAATCCCATAGAATTGCTATTACAATACAACCTGAACAGTGGCGTATGGGTAAAGTTTTAAAGAAATTATAACCATCATACTTACGGTAAAATATGGCCAAAGATGAGTCCAAATTTTGGCAAGAAGTTAAGAAAAATATCAAGCAAATTTCCTTTACCAGACTTGAAAGTTGGGCCTCTGCAGGTGTGCCAGATCTATTGTGTTATAATGAAAAAGGTAAATTTTTTACAATTGAATTGAAAGTAGAGAAACGTAAGAAATTAACATTCTCCCCACACCAAATTGCGTTCCACGTGAAGCACCCTGAGAATACTTTTATCTTGGCAAAGGCCCTCGATCCTTTGTCCATAAAACTTTATACAGGAAGAGATATACTAAAAATAATTAACCGTGAATCAGTGTCACCTATTGCAGAATCATGGACCAAGATCCAAGAACACCTTGTCAATGTAACATAACGCCGCACCGCGGTGAGTGCTTGCGGGCGGGCCCCACCCTATATATCTCTCTCAGCTTGCGCCTTGTCGCATGTTGCTTGTCGCCTGTTCCTTTATCCTATTATCCTTTTTCCAGGCATAAAAAAACCCAGGCCATTTCTGGCCTGGGATTGGAGGGAAATCTATTTTGCAACCTTTCTGTATTTTAAAAAGTCTTCGTTCTTCTCCAACTTTTCTTCCAGCCATCTTTCTCCGGCCTTGATCCATCTTCGGATAAATTTGTAACGCGGATCTTGTCCCACGTTGCATTTGTAGCCGATCATTCCATGAACCTGACCTTTTACAAAAGCCAAAGAATGTGGCTTTGTCCAAGGACCAAGATCCAGCATCTGAAGAAACATTATTCGGAAAACAATTTCGTCCTGGTTCTCCTTCGTAACCTCTCTCATATCGATTGCCATCATGGTCCAACAGAAATTTGCTGCTGTGTCGTGTTGCTCTTTGGTCCAACCTTCTGTGTCCAAAGCCGTGTAGTCGTATTGTAATGCCATTTTTTCCTCCGTTTGTTAAATTGACAATATCGAAGCATCGCATTTTTAAATGAAAAAAAATATTCGCTTTTGTGTCGCACCTGTTACTTTTTCTCAACTTGTGCGTGTGCCTGCGCCTGTGACCTTGTACCGCGGGCCATGCGTCAATTTGCCTGTCAAGTGAATCATTGTCACATGTGACAATTTGTCGCAGCCTGGTGAGTGCTTGTGGGCGGGCCCCACCCAAAATAAACACACCTATAGCATGCTTGTTACTTGTCATTGCTTGTTGCTTGTTGCTTGTCTCTATATTTTTTATTTCCTCGTGGCCATCCATGAGGATGGCACGACAGAGGAACTGAAGGACATTTAACCGGGCCTGAGGCTTGCGCCTTAAGCCCGTATAGAAATTTTTCACACTTGCGGACGTATGCTTTTGATAAATCTTTCTTGTTAAAAATAAAATAGTTCAATAAATTATTATGCTTAGATCTAATCATCTTCAACCTCGTCAGCATAAGCGGTAATATAATCACTTAAATTCATTTTTACTTCTACCATCGCTTGAGCCTCGGCCTCTTGCTCACTGTCAGCGTCAAAACTTAAATCAAAATTTTTGACCCATTCACTATCAACTTCTAGTGTTACTTTATATTTTTTTGTCATATTTCCTTTCGTGGTTAGTGTTTTAAATAAGTAATATTTTTAATTCTTTTATTCCAGCAAGCTCGACAATCTAAACATTTGCCGCCCTGAGTAGGCGCTGGACATGTTGCTTTTTTAGGGTCAGTTGTTACCGTACTTGAGTGTTTCCAAAACTTGCCCGCGGGCCCGTCAACGTTAGTTCCTGATAATCTTATTATTAAATTTTTAGGAACTCTTTTAACTGGTATTAATTTTAAAAACTGAGCTTCTTTAGTTGGCATCCAATGCTTAACGCCTGGCGTTAACTTAGCAATTTTAAAAATTTTTAATAAGTGTTTAATGCTTTGAATATCGCCGGCATCATGCCATCTAAACTCTTTACACTTAAAAGAATTTATTTGAGCGGCCATAGCTCGAACCCATAAAGGATTATTAATAGATTTTAAACGCTTGTATTGCGCGGCCTTGACGCCTTTATACATAGAATAAAAACCTCTTTTAGCATAACAACCATGACAGACAGTACCAGGAATTTTAGCAAGCTTGCCGCCCGTCTTGCATTCCCACGCGGGCAAGCCGTAACTATATCCAGGCATTTTATTCGGTTTACTAAAAGACCATGTAATATCTTTTAATTGTTTTTTATTCATGAGTAAGTTTTAACAGATTCATGAGCCGTGAACATTGCGCAAAGTGACGCAGCTGAAAACCTATATATTGTGTCAAGGCGCATATTGTCGCAGTCAGAGAAGAGCTTGTGGGCGGGCCCCACCCAAAAAAAGCGAGCTCAAAAAAATGGCGGATGGGCCGTGAGCCACTATCCGCCATCATCTAGTATTTCAACCGTTACGCTAGCAACGGTAGGATTACTGTATCACCTTAGCCGGTAGTACCACCATGACAGGCATCTCGTACTTTTTGCCTTACTGGAACCGGCTTTGAGTAGTTGACAAGTTTAACGACCGGAAACTACTCGAACGAGGTCATATGGTATCTAGAGGTAGTTTAACTTAACTTAGTACTCATGAAATCAATTTAACATAATCAATAATTAGATCAACGCGCATAATGACGCAGGAGAGAGTAGAGCATGTGGGCGGGCCCCACCCATTTAAAAAAAATAAAACTGCGACAATTTGTCAAATAGTATTTTGAATTAATTAATTTATTGTGAATTTATAAACAAAACAAATGGAGGAAAAAATGCAACCATTAAGAAAAGACCATGTTGACCATTACAAAGACTTTGTAAGAGATGAGTTTAGTCTTGCGTCAAATAGAGTAGAGCGTGAAATATCACAACAAGCCCAAGATAAAGTTGAGGAAGTTGGGGATAAGTTCGCTCAAGTAATAAATAAAAACTTGCCTAATCTAATTAAAGACATGGCAAAAAAAGAAAAAGCGTTGAGAGATTTCCAACAGAAAAAATATTCTATGGAAAATGATTTACGCTATCAAGCGCAAAAAATCGCGGATCAAATAACCGAGATTTTTAATAATACAATAAAACGCAATAAGTGGGATATGAGCAGAATAAATGTTGATATCAAAGATGACAACGACGCTGTTGATTACATAACAAAGAAAATTAAAAGAGCTTGTTATGAAGAGGCAGAAGTCCACGCTAGAGCAAAACATAAATTATATCATGCACTAGAGAATAAAAAGAAAAAGTGTTTGAATATACTTTATACAGGTAGCCACATTCAACCAACATTGGTTGAGTTGCAAAAAGAAATGGCAACAGCTAATATTCAATTAGATTTACCTAATTCACTGTTAGCTTTACCTAGTAAATAAACACTTGACAATGGTTATGGGATAATGTAATTATTATCCCATAACAGAAAGGAATAAAATGACAGATGATAACAACATAAACGACAGATCAATTAACCCATTAATTAGAATAGCTAACACGCTAGATGAAATATTGAGGTTAGTTAAAAAAGATATGGAAGATAGTAAAGCTCGTATTACTGAACAATGGGACAAAGAGCTTGATAAAAAAGAAGTAGTTAAGAGTGATGAAAATTTTAATTACTCTCAATTATCATTTCCATTTAGTGAGGAAAGTAAATAATGGAAAGTGTAATGCGATTAATAATGATATTAACTGGCTTTGTGTTAGCTATGTTAGGTCTAATAACTTTTATACATTCAGATCATCAAACACTTG